TCATTTCCAGCCATCCATGGCCTTCGCCGTAGCCTCTTGGAAGCTCGGGTGATGGTGCAGGTAGACCGATTCGAGCGTGGCGACGGTCGTGCCGAAAAAGCCCGCAGCATCCGCCAGCGGAACCCCCTTATGCATCGCCCATGTCACCGCCGTGTGCTTCAGCGTGTGAGGCGTGACCTCTGGCAGGTCGGCATCGCGGATGGTCCGACGCCATGCCGTCTTGATCGACCCGACGCGCGCTCCCTCGTATTCCACGACCCAGGTTCTGTTCCGCTTCCACCTGCGGGCATGGGCCAGCAGCTTCTGCGGCATCCGCACCGGTGGGCGGCGCTTCTTCGTCTCCCGCATGTCTTCGGCTTTGCGGTAGAGAACGCCGCGTTCGGTGTCGATCCAGCCTCCGGCGGTATGGGGCTCGAACCTCAGCGTCAGAATCGCCTCTTTCCTGGTGCCGGTGTAGAGCGCCACGAGAATGAAAGACGCGAGGTGCCGGGATTTCGGATTGCTCCTCGCTGCCCGCAGCAGACGGGCCGCTTCGGCGCGTGTCAGCCAGCGATCGCGCGGGGCCTTCTTCTCCGGCAGCTTCACCTCTGGCGCGCGCGTCAAGTGCCCCTCGCCTGCGCAGTATCGAAGGGCCGCCGCCAGGCAGCCGAGTTCGCGCCTCACTGTTCCGACGCCCGCAGGACGTTCGCGCGGCGTCCCGCGGTAGATCCGCCGATCCGCGCCATAGCGACGGCACGTCCCGCCGGTGATTGCTGAAACCGGCAGTTCGCCCCAGAAGTCCAGAAGCGGAATTATCGCGTTCGCAATGCGCTCTGGATCTGCCGTGCTTGGGGCGCGCTCACGGCCGTAAATGTCCAGCACATCCGCGATCATCATCTGGTCAGGTTCAGAGGGACCACTTGGGCGTCCTCGGTCGATGATGTAGCCCGCGAAGATCGCCTCAGCCTCTCGGCGGTCTGTCGTGCCCGTTCGGCGCTGCTTCGCGCCGTCGATGATGACCCACTGGCGGGTGTCTTTGCGCTGGTAAAGGCGGGCTCCTTTTGAGGGACGCGGCATAGTTCGATCAGGTCCTCCAGGTCCTTTGGGTGCAGGCGCACAGCGCGACCGATGCGGATTGTTTTCCCATGGGAATCGGCTGCGCGGCGCAAGCTGTCGGTTGGCACGCCAAGAATGCGGGCGGCTTCTGGTATCGGCAATAGGCGCTCAGCCATGGCGCTGCCCCCCCGGCATCCCATCCCATGTCCTGCCGTCGATCAGGCGACCAGCGGCACGCTTGCCGACGCGGCGAACGCCGACAGCGGGGAGTTTCTGCACGTAAGGCCAGAACACCCATTCCCCGTCATGCCAGAAGCGCGCCTCCTGATCGCCGTGATGCGAGCTGCCGTCGGCGCACCCCTCCATAGGGTAAGCGGCCGACGGCTCGCCGTCATCGTCGCCCAGAAGAGTGCAGGGCGACCATTCCCCCCACTGCTTGAAGAAGAAGGACGCGCCCGCCGCCTGGCACTGGTCTCGCAGGCTGCGCACCCAATCCGGGTGCATCGGGCGCGCGCGCGGGCCGCTCTCGCCGCCGACGATCACCCAATCGAGCGCGGGAATTGTGCCGCTGGCAGATCCGCCGCCGCGCGCTGCGCCGAAATCGCAACCCCACCGCTTCTGGTGGAGGTGAGGCGTCAGATCCACCGGCCCCAGCAGCGGCTCGGCCGAGACGAACCGGGCAGCGGCTGGTGTCGCGAGCAGGTGCGGGATTCGCGCGTCGGCGGTGGCCTGGTCCTCGATGCTGGTGCCGAGCCAGACGTTGGGCCAGCCATCGCCCCATTCGGGAAGGTCACCGTATTCCTCGGGGTGCAGATACCGCGCAATGTTCTGCGGGCGCTTGGTCAACAGAAGCCAGTCCAAGTTCGGCGTGCGGTGGATCAGGTGCCATAGATCACCGCGCCACCCGCTGGTGATGGAGCGATCATTGTCGAACACATCGGCCAGAGAGGCGCAGAACACCTGATGCCGAACGCCCGACTTGGCTGCGGCCTTGTCCCATGCCAGCGGCTTCCGCCAGTTCGCAGAGCTGGTGCGGCGCCGCACATGCGGTCCCCACGAATTGCCCCAGCGTGCATCCCATGCGGCGGCATAGCAATTGTCGCAAGCCGGGCTGATCTTGGTGCAGCCGATCCACGGGTTGAACGTGTGCTTGCACCACTCGATCTTGCTGTTCTCCGCCATCAATCCTCTCCCCAATAGTCCATGTCGCTCTCGGCGCATGCTTCCGGCCCATCGGCGCGGTAATGAGCATCGGCCCAATAGGACGGCGCGACCATCCGGGCGTAGGCTTCGACCGGCTCGCCATCATAGAAGTGGGTGAAACCGCATTGCGCCAAGCAGTGGCCGACAAAGCGTTCGACGAACGCCTCTTTGGTGATATCAGCCATCACCACACCCCCGGCCCGCTGAGCGCAAACGTGATCGCCCACCCGACTAGCGCGAAGAGGAAGGCCGCCAGCACCAGCGCCGACCACGGCTCCGCTCTGATCCTCGCCCAGACGGACGGCAAGTGTGCCACAAGAACTATGGTCAGTGGGTGTGCGGCGCCCAGAAGATCGCGCGCCGCAAAAGCTGCCTCGCGAATTGCCCTTGCCTTTGCCTCATCTACGGTCGTGGTCTGGACGGCGCCGAGGTCTCTGCAAAGGATACAGGGTCCATCGCCGTGCGTTATCCAATGGCAGTACATTACCCAGCGGCCGGGGGTGGAGGGGTGGCAGTCGCTCACCGTGATCTCTGCGCCACAAACGGAAAGCACCCAGATCGCATCCCCGCATCGCTTTTCCACGATGTGCGAAATATCGCGCCAGCCTGTCATTTCTTGCTCCTCCGCTTAGCTTCTTCACGCTGTTTCCGACGCCGGACTTGGCGGGACACCGGGCGTTCGCGCTCTTCGATCACCTCCGGCGGGAGGTTGCAGGTCTGCGGGCTTTTAGGCGCTGGAAATTCGGCGCGGGCATTCGCAAGGCCGGACGCCAGAAGAGCTTGAGCCAACAGAAGATTGGGGGCATGGCTCATTCCGCGCCCTCCCGAGCCCGGCGGAAGGCGGCGATGGCGCCCGGGATCGACGTGCCGCAGGTGCAGAGCAGCGCCGCCACCTCAACGTGCACGATCGGCTCAAGGGAAAGATCGTCAGCCACGCCCGCGCTCCTCAGTCCGCCTGGTCGGTCGGGGCCGCCATGAACTCTCGCGCAAGATGCCAGCTGTCCCAGAAGATGCCAGCGGCGGAGATGAACTGCCCTCGCGTCATGCCCTCGCCGCTACCAGCACGCGCGGCGGCGACAAGGTAAGCAGCCGCGTCTTTCTCTTCATCATCCATCGCCGCGCTCCTATTCTGGATTGGTCTTGTCGAGCGGAACGGCCTCCGCGCGGCAATTTGGACACCGGAACGGGACAGCGTTCTCCGCAGCTTCAAGGACATCAACCTGATCGAAGTCGAACATGTCGACGTCAACACCGCAGCGCCCGCACTCGAACTCCGTCCATCCGGTCCCGCCATTTTCAAAGCGGATCAACGTGTGGTTCATCGTCTATCTCCTATCTTGCCTTCCACCAGCGGCGCCGGAACCCTGTGTTCGGCGCCCGCCCAGACGCGACCACGACGCGCCTGCGGTTCAGAAGCATCCAGCCGTCGTCGTGCAGCAGGACGCCGAATAGGCCTGCCACGCACCAAGCCGCCCCGTCATGACGCAGCATCACAACCCCTCCTGCACAGAAAGAACCACGGCCCGCGCCCGGGCCACGGGGTCGTCCTTCGCCCTGCCCTCCGCGTCCCGCACCTCGGCGTCGAGCCGGTCGAAAATGGGCGCGTAGGACGGGTCTTCCAGAACGATGCGCGGCCATATCCCGCGCTGCGATGAGGCGGCGCAGGTCAGTCATCGGCGGCCTCCTGCCAGGGGATCAGGCGAACCATCTGCAATTCTTCCATGTTGAGCACGACGAGTTCGAAACGCC